CAAGGCAGCAAACCCTGGTATGCAACCTGATGTAGGTGGCAAGACCAAACCCAAGTCCCAAGGTAAGATGGATCGTGGCACTCGTGCTGATCTTCAATACCGTAAGGCAAATCTGAAGAAGGATGTCGAAGAAGGCATCGACTTCAAAGGTGCTGCTCGTGAGCAGGCCCGCCGTGATGCTGAGGAAGCGAAGAAGGACAAGGAAGTTCCTACCAATAAAGAGCGTCGTCTTGCATTAGGTCGTTTCCGTCCCGGTCGTTCTAGTGCAGAACGTGCTGAAGGAGGCCGTGACGCCCTGAAGCAAAAGGGTAAAGTTCCCACTAAGGGTGGCAAACCCATGTTCGATAACTTCGAGATCATGGCAGACTATCTGATCGGTGAAGGTCAGGTTCAGAGCGTTCAGGAAGCGTCTGAGTTCCTTTCTGGTGCTCCTCAGGAGTTCTTACAAGACGTTCTGCGCTTTGCCGAGCAAAGAATGCTGTTCATGTCTTATCTGGTTGAAACAGGACACTGTGCAGACCTGACAGAGGCTGCTTCTGTTTATGTAGAAAGTGATCCTGAATTAGTTAAAGATGTTATCGACAGCATTATCGCAGACTGAATACGAAAACCCGTGGTTATATAATGGCAAGACTTTTGATTCCCCTGATATTGGGGACTACTTTGGGTTTGTTTATCTCATTACCAATAAGTACAACGAACGACAGTACATTGGTCGAAAGTATTTTTGGTCGTTCCGAAAGCCTCCTGGAAAAAAGAGGAAGGTAAAACAGGAATCTGACTGGAAAAAATACTACGGATCTTGTCCTGAGTTAAAGGGAGATCTCAAGGTCTTTGGTAAACTCAATTTTACAAGAGAGATCTTGAGTCTTCATTTGACTAAAGGGCAATGCAACTATGAAGAGACAAAGCAATTATTTTTGAATGATGTTTTGATTGAATCTCTTGACACAGGATTCCCGAGATACTATAATAGCAATATTCTCGGACGCTACATGCGTAAAGATTATGGATCCTTTGGAGCAAACGGTTGCTGATACATATTCATGGGCAAAGGAAAGAATAGACTTACTCCTTTTCCAAGAAAAGTATCAAGAAGCTAGCGATTTGTACATGGAGTTCAAAGAGTGGTTGTCTGATCATACTGCAGACCACGAAATTGTTTCTTTAAATATTTGATATATAATTTAAGAGAGGTTATTTTACAGTGAAGATTTTTCTTGATTCTTCTGACGAAAGAGCAATTGAAAAGCGTTATGGGACTGGACTGATTGATGGCGTGACTACTAATCCATCATTGATCGCAAAGACTCAGTATGATAATGCTCGCGACCTTGTGTTGAATATTGCTAATAATTGTCCCAAACTTGAGAGCATTTCCATTGAAGTTCATCCTTCGGCTGCTAATGATGCTGGAGCAATGCTGAATGAAGCATTGGACTATAGAGCACATAAGATGCTCACTACAAAACTTCCTTGCACTGTTGCTGGACTTCAAGTTTGTGCAGAACTGAAAGAAAGAGGGCAATCTACGAACGTTACTCTTGTATTTTCCGTTGCCCAAGCAATTCTTGCTGCTAAAGCAGGTGCAACTTACGTTTCTCCCTTTGTTGGGCGTACTGAAGATAACTCTTATGATGGTGTGAAGTTGGTTCGGGATATCGCTGCTGCCTATAGGGAGCACATGGTATCCACTCAGATTCTTGCTGCTTCTATTCGCAGTGTATCTCAGGTAGAACAACTCTTTTTGGCTGGTGCTGACATTGTTACAATGCCACCCGAAGTATTTGATAAGATGTATGACCACATTCTCACTAGAGAAGGTCTTGCAAAGTTTCAAAAAGACGCTGAAAAAACTGGGGGGTGATACCCCTTCTGCCCTTGTAGCTCAGTGGTAGAGCAGCTGTCTTGTAAACAGCAGGTCGTCCGTTCAAATCGGATCGGGGGCTTTGGTATCTATAAATCATGAAAGTAGAATACATAACAGACCCATTTCCATATACTCTTATTGATGATTATTATGATCAGAAAGAGTTGGAAGGTATCTGGCAAGAACTTGACTTCTATTCTTATCCAGAAAAGTTATATCCATCGGATAAAACTATGCCAGCCATGGATCAGTATGGTAATGTTATGAAAAAAAATCATGGATTATCATTAGATACCATGTATAGGGACCAAAGAATTTTATCAAACATTCTTTCTATAAACAGAAAGATTCTTCGGTCTGATACCATTAAGAGTCATCCAAGTTGGTTTTATCAAAATCTTTATATTGATTTGGATTTTACATTATTATCTTATTATGAAAATGGAGATTATTATAAACCACACCAAGACGCTGGAACTCTTACTGTTTTAACTTGGTTATATAAAGGAGAAGAGAAGAAGTTCTCTGGTGGAGATTTTCATTTCTCTGATTATAACATTGATATTGAAGTTAAGAACAATAGAATGATTATCTTTCCTTCTATGATCTGGCATTCGGTTGACAAAATTAAGATGAAAGAAGAAGATCTTGGTAAAGGCCTGGGTCGATGGTGCATGACACAATTCTTATCCTCAAATCTTGGACGTTGACAGGAGATTCAAAACAGGTTATAATAAGCAGGTAAGCAAATGACTCAGTAGCTCAGTTGGATAGAGCATCTGCCTTCTAAGCAGTTGGTCGGGGGTTCAAGTCCCTCCTGAGTCGCCTTGCGGGCATGGTGTAGCGGTAACACGCCATCCTTCCAAGTTGGAATCACGGGTTCGATCCCCGTTGCCCGCTCTGAACCTTCGGGTTCTTATTCCTCTATAGCTCAGTCGGTAGAGCACGGAACTGTTAATTCTGTTGTCCCTGGTTCGAGCCCAGGTGGAGGAGCCATGCTCGCTTAGCTCAGCGGTAGAGCTACTCGTTTACACCGAGTCGGTCGGCGGTTCGATCCCGTCAGCGAGCATAATTGTTACAGGTTAAATGATTACAAATGTTATCCGCAAGATGCAGAGTATGCAATAAAGAATTGCACAGTAGCAGCAAAATACAGTTTTGCGGCTGCTCCAATCAGATGATGGTTATAAATGATAAGGTAGGTGCAGTAGATTTATCTGAAGTTTTGTTACTCAATTCTGAAGAAAATCGTGGTAAAACTCCAATGTTGTCAAATGCTGACCTAAAATACCAGGAGGAACGCCGCAAAAGGCGAGTCCGCAAACTAACCTTCGAGGAACGCTGACCAATGATCAATTTGCATCAACGATACAATCATTACCTCCAAACTGGTAAGAAGCACGATCGTGTTGATGAACGAGTTGAAAGTTATGGCTGGAGGGATGATGGTAAAAATATTGTTGGATTTTATGTTCTAACCGAAAACTGGGTTTTGAACTACGATAAGCAGGGGGTATACGAGAGTATGACCAGTCGTGAAAGTGTCTACCCTCTTGCCAAATCCACTGCATCTGTTGTATAATAGATGGGTAAACAACCAAACCGATGACACTCTCAGAAAAGTTCAAAAAGCACATGGCAATCCTTAAGGATACCGTCGATGGTCGCTATGTTCTTGACATGCAGAATCCTAAACTTTATAAAAAAGTTTGTAAGTATCTGTCCGAGAATGGACTTGAATTCTCTGGTGATCCTTATGATGACTATGAGATGTTCCTTGATCAACTTGCACTCGAACTCAACGTTGAGGAAACCGTAGAGCAATGAAAACTCAAGTCTTTCATGAGCGTTTCCCCTATCGTTATGTTACGGTAGGGACACTTGAGATCAACGGTAAACCTGATTACCGTATTCAAAAGTTTAACGAGTGGACAAAACGATACTGTGACATGTATTTGTGTGACAATGGTATGCAGTTTGAGATAGCTATGGAAGACTTTGAGTATACAAAATGGTTGGATCCTGATTGTGTACCTTGTTACATTCACGATTAAGACACGGATGGTCTATAACAGCACTGGTGGAGTCATCCCCAATATGCCCGTCACGGATGGACGTTAACAGCACTGGTCGGGATGGGTCTTAGACCCCCTTGGAGTTTCCTGCTTCTCTCAAAAGCAGGTGGTGCGGATGGGGTTAACCCCGCCTGGTTTCTTGTTTCCAGATAAAGAACAAGTGGCGAGCCTGCAAACCTTAAGAACCCACTGGGCGGTTGACATCAACCGCCTTTTTTGGTATCATATATAAGAAGAAACCATTTTACTATTGATGACTGCTTACACTAAGAAAGCACTGGTTCTCGGTGCAGGTGGATTTATTGGGTCACATATGGTCAAGCGTCTCAAGTCCGAAGGATATTGGGTTCGTGGTGTTGACCTTAAATATCCTGAGTTTTCTAAACACGAGGCTGATGAGTTTGTACTCGGTGATCTTCGCGATCCTGATTTCGTAAAGCGAGTTCTTGAGTACAAGGGTGATCGCGGAAACTTCTATCACTCCGTACCTTATCGCTACATTCAAGTATTTGATGAGATCTATCAGTTTGCTGCCGACATGGGTGGTGCTGGATTCGTTTTCTCTGGTGAAAACGATGCGGATATCATGCACAACTCTGCTACTATCAATCTGAACGTTCTTGAAATGCAACGTCAGATGAATGAACAGTACGGCACTAAGCGAACCAAGATCTTCTACTCTGGATCCGCTTGTATGTATCCGGAGCACAATCAGTTAGATCCTGATAACCCTGACTGCCGTGAATCCTCAGCTTACCCCGCTAACCCCGACTCCGAATACGGATGGGAAAAGTTATTCTCTGAGCGACTTTACTTTGCATACCATAGGAATTATGGTATCCCTGTTCGTGTTGCCCGCTATCATAATATCTTTGGTCCAGAAGGGACCTGGGATGGTGGAAGAGAGAAGGCACCAGCTGCAATCTGCCGTAAAGTCGCTTACCTCCCAGACACGGGTGGAGCAATCGAGGTGTGGGGAGACGGTCTACAAACTCGTTCCTTCTTGTTCATTGACGAATGCATTGAAGCGACTCGACGATTGATGGACTCTAACTTCATGGGCCCTGTCAACATCGGTTCGGAAGAGATGGTTACTATCAACCAACTCGTTGAGACTGCTGCTAAGGTTGCTGGAAAGGTCGTTACTAGAATGCACAAACTGGATGCTCCTCTTGGTGTCCGTGGTCGCAATTCCAATAACGATATCATTCGTAAGGAACTTGGGTGGGACTATTCTCAGACTCTTGAAGAAGGTATCCGTAAGACTTACGAATGGATTAGTGAACAAATCAATGCAAAAACTACGACTTAATCTTGTTGGTGATACATTCACTCATTTAACTGGTGGAAACAAAGGATACTCTGTCCACGGAAAAGTTTCTAAACATATTGAATGGGTGAAAGATGGTGGTGAGGGTACTTTCTATATCGACAGTACCCTTCCTTGGGCATGGTTAGATCCAAAACCAGGACCTAAATATGCTTGGCTTCTGGAGTCAAAGTACATCACGCCTCAGATTGTAGATTCTGTTAAAATGGATCCGCAAAAATACATTGATGCTTTTGATGTTATCTTTACCCACAATCAAGAACTTCTAGCACTTCATCCAAAATTCAAATGGGTTCCTGCCCAAGGATTCTGGATCAAAGAACCAAAGGTCTATGAGAAATCTAAACTGATTTCTATGATCTCATCCAATAAAAGAATGTGTCAAGGTCATATTGATCGTCTTCAATGGGTGGAAGCAATTGGTGATCAAGTTGATCTCTATGGTAGAGGATTCCATGAGATTGAATTTAAAGAAGAAGGTCTTTGCGACTACATGTTTTCTGTAGCTATTGAGAATGGACAATATCCAACCTACTTCACAGAAAAACTTCTCGATTGCTTCGCAAC